ATTTTTCATTGTTACATCAATGTTGCCACCTAAGTTGTAATTATTTTCAGGATCATATATTGATGCTGTTAAGTTTGGTATTTGGTAGCCTGGTGGTACACTTACAACATGCATATTTGCATTACCTGTAAGTGCCGCTGTTAGTGTAGTTGTTAAACTTGTAGGTCTTGTAGCATGATTGATTTCAAATGCATTTTCGTATGCTTTGTTTACAATAAATGTTTGACTATTAACACTTGCTGTATCTGTTGAGCCTGTTGAAAGTGTAATACTGTCACCTACTGCAAATATATGTGTATTTGCAGGAACATGGATAACTCTTGATGTTACAGAACTAGTTGTTGCATCACCTGTTAATGTTGGTGCTGGATACACTAAATACTTCATTGAAGTTAATTCTGCTGTTGGTATAACATTTGTATTTGCTAAACCAATTGTGAATGTATTTTGTGTAACACTCTTAATAGCAAATTCTGTATTGTTAATGCCATTTGCTGAACCACTTGTATTAATAAAGATTGTATCAGTTGCACTTAGCAAATTGTTTGGTTTATTAATAATTAATTGAGAACCTACTGCTGATGATACTATTGCTCCTAAATTTGCTTTTTCTGATTGGTTGATTGCAAAACTTCCAACATTATCTGCAATGCTTTTTGGTATGATTGCATAGTTTGGTTGTGTGTTTGATACTGCAATATTACCTGTTAAAACTGAACTTGCATTATGTTGAGTATCAGCAAATCTTAATATGTTGTTATCAACTGCTTCTGTGTCCATAAACATTTTATGTTGTGGCTCAACTGCATGTACATCTATTGCAACATTTGGTGCAGAAATAACTTTAGTACTATTTCCTGTGTTGTTAAGTGGCAAGTAATCAAATACAATATCTAAGTTACTACCAAACATTGATGGTAGTGAAACATTTGCTGAGTTGTTAATGCCCATATAGAATGTTCCTGCTGGCGCAATTTCAGTGTATAATTTACTAATATACGCCTGTGTTGTACCTGCAATTAGTGAACTACTTCCGCTTCTAGGCTGAAGTAATATAGACGAATATCCACCATCTGTAGTTGATTGTTCAACTGTAGAACCGAAATCATTAACTAATACTTGCTTGTTTTTATTTTCATCTATCTGATAGATCATTGCTTTAAGATTATTTGATGTATCATTTGCCGCAAATTTATTATCACTATTATCAATAGTAACACTACTGTTGTTTACTTCTTTAATTTTTCTGTCTACAATATCTGCAAATCCGCCGCTGTCATCTTTAATAGCAACTCTTAAATTTATTAATTCGTTTTTAGTTGTAGGTGCTAATGTATATTTTATTTTTGCACTATTAATAATTACTATAGGTACTGCTAGTTCAAAATTACTATGTAATGGTAAACCTGTTAAGCCGTTTTCAAATCCTACATTTAATATAAGTTTATTGTCGGCGCCTTGACCAAATGTATTTCTAACATCTTCGCCCCACCATTCAAATGGATACTGGCCACCATTAACATGGCTAGGTCTTAGTTTATTTGTTTTAAGTCTTGCTCTAATTTTTTCTGGTTGGCCACTATGTACTGGTATGTTATTACCATTTGGATCAGTCCATATTAAATTATTATTTTTTCTATCAACAATACTTAGAACATCTGTCATGCTATGATGATCAGAGAAATCAAGTTTAACTTTGTTTTTATTATTTTTATCTACTAGGTTTGAATTTATTCCTGATATAGAAAGACCTTTTTCAACTTCTCCTGTGTACTGAAGAGCCTGATGACTACCATAGTATCTTGGAATAAGATCTAACTTACTTGAAATAGATGAGCCATTTCTGGCTTGAAGTTCTATAAACATACCGTCCATTGATGGTGTTTCTTGCTTATATGTAAAGTTTTCTATCCACCATGCAGTATCAAAGTTTTCTGTTTTTGCTAACATTTCAAAAGCATTGTTCATCCAATTTTCTGAATAGGCCTCATCTGCATCACCGCCACTTTGATCCCAATATGGATGTTGTAAATATTCTTGAATGTTTGGTTGAATTCCTGTTTGTTCTAGTAATTGCGTTAAGCCTTCGCTGGTTACATATCTAAATTCTAAGTCTAGTTCTACACCATCTATACTTCTTAATGATTCTGGGATACCTGCAAAGTCTGTTTCTAGTGTCAATGCACTATTTGTTGTTGGTAATCCTAATCCTAGATATACTGGTTTATTGTTATAATTAAATAAGTTACCAGGGTTATTACTTAAAAGATCTTGTTCTTCTGGTGTTTTTTCACTTGTATTAAATAATGTTCTTGCAAATTCTCCAGCACTATCATCTTTAAAGAATAAATCTACAGTTTTATTTGTAGTATCTCTTAAAGTATGTACCGGGAATCTACTGGTCATTGTTCTTACAGAATCTGCAACATCCATTATAATTGTATTAGAATTTATTTTAAATGGTCGTTTAGTACCTGACACGCCTGGTATAATACTAGTACTTGTATTTGAGTTCATATATTGAACATTACCAAAACCGTAATTTCCTAAATTGCTTGTAGTAAATCCTGTAATGGTTAAACTATTACTTGTTAAACTACTTACAACACCAGTTCTTGTTTCTTTGGAACCTGTGTAAATTACTGCTGTTCTACTTGCTGTATTACTTGTTGTTGCTGGATCATAAATTTGTATAAAGTTACCGTCATTGCTTTGTACCGGATACACATTTCCTGCGTATGCACCAGTGCTTGTAAATTGCACAAAGTCACCTGTGTCTATAATTGTTGCATTTGCACCTGATAAAATGCTGTTGCCTTTTCCGTCATTGTTACCAAATCCTGCAAGGGTGATTTCGTTATATGCTGTTCTGGATATAGTACCAGTATTTGGTGTTCTTACATTTGCAGTTATTGTAAATGTTTTATCACTAGAATTCCAATTTGCCACAGTATAATCTTTTGCAATATCAAAGAAATCGTTTTTATCAGTTAATCTCTGAGAGCCTATATCAGCAAAGTTAAATGTTAAACCGTTTGACATATAAGATGCTACACTATTATTATATGCATCACCTAATTCTAATTTTACAGTATTAGTACCTGAGAGTCCTTTAACTCTAGTACTAACTGTAAAGTCTAAACTTGACTCGTAACTTACATAACATTCTGAATTTATAGAAGCATAATCACTACCAGTAACATTTGCTTCATTGATTGTAAAGAAGCCTTTAGAAGGATCATCTACTTCTACTGCACCTGGGTTACCGCCAAGTCCTTTTTCACTTAAACCTGTTACGGTATATGCCTTACCAACAGTTAAGTTGGCGGCTGTTGCCTGTGAACCAAAGAATCTTACTGTATCACCAACACCTAATCCATTCATAGAGTTTGGTGCAACTAATACAGATTGTGTATGAGCATTTGGTAAGTTATCTTTAACTACTGATGCTTTTGTAAAAAATTCTAAATTTTGTACAGGATGAACATGCTCTGCATATATTCTTGCTCTGTAATTTGGATCTTTGTAAGGCTCTACACTTTGTATTGGTTTTGTATCACCAGGTCGTATTTTTGTAATGCCTCTTGCTATTTTCTTTAATGGTTTATAGTCGCCTTTGTAAACTACTCTTGGTGTTAGTACAAAGTCTTCATTGCTCCATTCTAAAACTGTATCTGATAAGTTTGCATTTTTTACAACAATAACATTATCATAAAAATCAGCATTTGTTTTATCGCCTAGAACATTTCCGTCTGTCCATTTTGATAGTCTCTGATCTGAGAACAACATTGCTCTTCCGTCGACACTTTCTATGTAATTTTTTGCTCCAGAAATAAATCCACCTGCGCCTTCTATGCCGTGTTTCTTTAATCTGAAAATATTCCAATCTTCGTTTTCTGATTTTCCTAAATGCAAGTAATCATTTTCAAAAGGTATTCTAGATTTACCTGTGCCAATATGTTTAGCAAAGTATGGAAGATCTATTGCCTCCCAATTAATTTTATTTCTATTGACATATCCTGCATTTGGAATTATGTAATCTTCTTTGTAATCTCTATACCACAATCCATCTTGTAATGAATTACTTGGTCTTTTCAACATACTTTCAGTATCATCTATGTCAATAGTAATCTTATTATCTGTTAAATCATCGACTGTTTTATTATAGGTTCTTTTGCTTATGGTGTTAGCAATTAATGTATCGTTGGCAACACTCTTAATACTTAAAACTTTACCTGGTACATCTGCTGTAAATGTATTATTAAATTGTACAGAACCACTTTCAATAACTGTTATGTTAGAACCAATACTAAAGTTGTCTGTATAAAGAGCAGTATTACTGAAACTGATTGTTGTGGTTGTTGAATCATTTGCTAAACTAAATGCAGTATATTCAGGTGTATTATAAATTCTTTGATTGTCAATGTAAACTTCAGTGAACGGATATTTACCGTCTATGTTTACAATATTATCTGTTTCAAATTTACTGTTTCCACTTAATACAATCTGGAATGCATTGTTTGGATTTATTGAATAATCATTGACAATTGATGTATTTGCTGTTATACTAGTTCTGTTACCTCTATCATATGCCCAGTATGTTGTTGCTACATTTTTACCGTCAACACTGACAATAATGTCATCTGTTGTAGTATTGTTTGCTGATCTGATTGGGAATCGTTGTGTAGGTTGATACCTACCTGCTGTCATATTTAATGTGGCTAACGATGTACTTGGACTACCGCCTGGCAATGAACTTTCTGCTAGTGTGAAATCATAACCTCTAATAAACAGCCTGTTATCGCCGCCTGTTCCTAATAGTGATATATTTGCTTGTATATTTACAAAACTGCTGTTAGACGTTGAATACTGTGCTGTTAGACTGCTTGTATTCAGCGGTACCTGTAATGCCGGGTCAGAGTACAAATCAAATGTTGTATTGGTTAGTTTTTTCACAAAGTATGTGCCATTTAGTGCAGATACTTCTGCAAATAAACTTGTATCATGTGATGCACCTATGCTTGATAAATTAAATTGTAAATTAGCCAAATCAGCATTTGCTGTCTGGAATGCTGATAAACTTTGTAAGTTAGCACCTGGCTGTGTCCATGTTGTGGCATTTACATTAGCATTAAGGTTTTCATTTGTATATAATTCGTATGTAGGCAAACTATTTGAATCTGGGATTCTCTTAACATAAAATGTTTTGTTTATTATGTTTGCAGTATTAATAATATTTGCAGTATTGTTTACAAAAGTTATGCTATCTGAATCTGTATATATTGAATTAGTACCGCCTACACCTTCAATTGCTAATTCAATTACAGCCGGATTTTGTAATTTAAGATCAACTACATGAGATTCTTTAGGCGCAATGTGAGTATTAAGTTGAATATTTGTTGCTGTAGTAACTCTTGCTGTAGTACCTTTTGTTATTTGTGTAGCAGAATGTATCTCTGCTGGAGTATCAATATCGCTAAATGCTGTAACATTTGCAACATTGGCACTTAATAAATCTTTGTTAATTGCAAAAACTACATTGTCAATGTTTCTTTCATTGCCTAAGTATATGTCTCTTGTAGTAGATGTAGTATGGTCAGTAATGCTTACATTTGTTAATGCATTTGCACCTGTAAGTGGTTGATCGACGCCTGCTGAACTTCCTGCTAAACCATATGCTAGTACATCACTGAATTCTGATATTACAATATTACCCGTAATAACTGCTACATTTGGTTTACTTGCATAACCGTCACCGCCATTTGTAATTGTTACACTTTCTAATTGTGCATTGGCAAATAATTTTGCTGTTGCGGTTGCGGCATTACCAGTTGCTGGTGCGTCAATTTCAATTGCTGGTACACTATAATATGTTGTGTTTCTTTCAAATACAAAAATATTTGAAACTGCACCTGTTACATTTTCAGGATATACTATCTCTACTTGCTGATTATCTCTAGTAAATTTGCTTTCATCAAGTTTAATGTCCATGCTTTGATGATTATAAACATCACCAAACTCACCGCGTTTTATTGCCCACTCTTCAAATAATTCTATATTTTTATTTGTGTTTACAACATTTGATCTTATTAAACTTGTTAATGAGTTTGCAGTTCCTTTACTATTAATAATACCTTTGTAGTACTGGAATCCTATTTTGTCGTCTACTTTGATATCTGCATATTCATTTGTAGTTTCATATCCAAGTAAACCTTTTGCTAATTCAGATTGTACTGGATCTAGTAATGTTGCATCTTTATCATGATAAAGTCGTATGCTGTCAATTAATGTATCAAAGTTTGGTAATACTGCATCGCCGATAATAACAAGACCTTCTGCTTGATATCTGCCGTCCCAATTTTTACTTCTTTGAGTTTTTACTTCTAATCTGTCTTGTCTAATACCTAATATGTTATCATTAATAACATCATTGAAAACTGTTTTGTTACTCATTACAAATGCATGTTCGACTAATTCTGTGTGAAGCAGTAATCCATATATTCTATTATCTATCGGAGATATTGTAATTGTATTATCTTCTCTAACTACTGAACTATTTTCTGGTATAATTACTTTACCGTTTTCGTCTACAATACTATATTGATCGTTTACCTGTCTTTGAATTTTTGATACTTTACCAGTAGTGCTAATAAATTTAACTGATTCTGATAGTGGACTTAATTTAATACTTTCGCCAACTGCATGTGTTTCTGTTGACCAAAACAAGAATCTTCGTCCTGCTAGTACCCAATCATTTAAACTGTTTATTGACGCATCGTATTCGCCAAAATCAAAACCTATATCTTTTTGTTTTCTTCCTAGACTTACTAGGAAATCAAATACTTTTTCTACTGAAGTAAATGTTGTATCATAATAAACTTTTTCTGTTTTGCCAGTGCCTATTTGATATACTGTACCTGATGCACCGCCTATTGTTGGTAATGCGGCAATACTGGTCCATTGTGCTGTATTAAAAGCACCTGCACTAATATTATTTTTTGCTATGTAATATGTACTACCTAATTTAACAATTTCATCTTTAAGGTAATTTACAGTAGTTTCAAATATACTAAAGTCTGCTGGACTTCCTCCTTCTTGTACACCTTCTTTAGGTCCTGCAAAGTCACTTGGTATTATTTCAAAATACTGTGATATTGTGTCGTAACCTGCTACAGAATACCCATTTGTAGTTTTTGTAATTTTAACACCTGTATAAAAGTTTCTGCTATTATAAGGACTGGTATGTAAATTAACAGTTATATCTTCTGTGGGTAAAACTTGACTAGCACTAAAACCGTCTACACTAATACTCTCACTATAAACTTTTAATGTTTTGCTATTAACAAATCCTGCAAACTTATGTCCTAATCTAGTGTCTAAGGTTTTAATTGGTTTTGCTATTTCTGTTGTTGTACTTAAAGAATAAAATTTTAAATACTGATCAAGCAGTGATGTATATCCGGGTCTTAAAGTAATAACATTATCAGTACTTGTAAAACCGTGTGGATCATAATTTTGTCTAATTTTTCTTTTACCTGTATTTTTATCTACTACTTGCTCTGGTTGGACAGCAAGTTTGCTTGTACTTCTTCTGTCATAAAATTGTGATGTAAATTCTCCAGGCCTTGAAAGATATAATGCTTCTAGTACTGCAAACGGATAGTAACTACTTTTTCTCCAGGCATATTCTGCCGGTGATATGTCACCAAATGTCCATTGCGAATTTATGCCTGGTGTACTACTATTAAAAGCAGTAAAAATAAAGTCTTGTGGTGATCTTAAATTACCCGACGAGTCTACTGGTATTAAAGTATTAATTGTTGGTCTTGCCCAACGTTTCCAATAACCCTTTCTTGTTCCTGCTGGAATATAACCATCTCTGACATTATTCCAAAATGCTGTATATGAACTTGTGATTGCTGTAGGATATTGTGTGTCCCACCAACTTGGTTTTTTACAAAAGCCAAACATTTCCCATGGTGTTGTATTTGGAGTTTGTGTATCGTAGTAATAATCATACACGCCTCTCCAGTATCCTGGGTCGTTTGGTCCAGTTGCATAGTTCCATGTAAATTCATTTGTAGAATCATAAACTGTATTTGTTCTTGCATCTACATTACTTGCTCTAGTCCACTTATTAAAATTGCTTCTTAATAATTGATTGTACTCAACAAGGCTATAATCTGTTTCACAGAAGAAACTAGGCTTTATTGTAAATTCATTTAAGTCAATATATTCGCATGTTCTGTATTCTTTTTCAATGTTGCTGTAAATGATTTGCTCAAATGCTAAAACTATATCGTCAATCTTGTCATTTTGTCTTACAACATAACTACCATCGTGACATAAAATAACATCTTTATTTGTTTGATATGATGTATCTGTCATAAACTGTGGTTGGAATGCTCTGAACATTCCTAGTTTAGGTAAACTTGCTGGTACACTTGCAGATTCACTATCTTCGTAAATTCTTAATGTCAGTGTATCATCGAGTGCTAATGTTATACTATTATCTAGTGTGACATCAAAAGGTAATGTAGTATCAATTGTGTAATCACTATCAGCACATAATACTGTATTATTATGCATTAATATATGTAAGTTTTTATCTAGTGACACATTTGCCGTATTGCTGAATGTGTATTCCTGTAAACTTATATTACTAATTGTTTTAGATTCTACTGCATAATCTGTACCGATTGGTAGCATGTAGGATAAGTCATATGCATCTTTTGTAATTTTTGTTGACTTAATTGTTTTTAAAACTGTATCTAATATTTCTAAATTTGTTTGTGTTAAGTAATCATTATTTTTTAAATAAAGTTCTAAGTTTGTTAAAAACTTTCTTTTAAACTTATTATACTCATCATTACCAAATCTTAATGCGTTTAACAGGTTTCTATTTTCATTTTTACTAAGATACAATGAATGCAACAAGTCTGAATCTACTTGTCCTATATTAATATCGTTAATACTAAATGACTTGCTAGTATCTTTGAAATTATTATTACCTGTTACTTTGCCTGTGAATCCTTCTTGGTTTTCTAAAATTTTATTTCCGTGTCCTACTAAATCACTTAATCTTGTTTCAGTAATTTCTGTGTTAAGAGGATTGTACTTTAATGCACTAGGAATCTCAAAGAAGCCATAGGAATCAATACTTGTTTTTCTTGCACCTTTAGTAAATGTTTTAACATTAAGTACATCTGTATCTTTTGGTGCAACTGCTTCAGTAAATGTGAAATCAAATGTTGCGCCAGTACCATGCCCATTGCTAGTTGCTGTTGTAATTATAGAACTGATGTTTCCAGGATGTCCAACTAGTTCGCTGTATAGTCCGTAATTGGTTACGGTGATACCTTTAATCTGTCCGCCACCGTTACTGATATTTCCATCGTATGCTTCAGCATCACTAATAGCAATTTGTACATTTGAGTTGCTACCTGCAACACTCAATGTAAGTAAGTCACCTGTTTCGTATCCTAATCCAACATTTCTTAGTGTAACACTTTTTAGTGTTGGATTTAAAACTATACCAGTACTGCTAGTTCTAATAGCAAAATCTTTATTAATTGTTAATGGTGTATCATTTAATTTAACTTTAATATCGTTTTCATATGGTGTAGCACTAGTTGTAAAGAATCTTTCTTTATCATTAATTTTGTCAATAATAATAACATCTTCTACATACTGTTTGGAATGTGTTGGATGTACATCTTCATAAAATTTATAATTTGCTATATTGAAATTACCTGCTGTAATATTTGCATTTGCTACAAAATATTGATTATCATATTTTACTATTTCATTTGTATAGTAAGTTTGTGTATTTGCAAAATCTCTATAGTGTGTTGGCAAACTAACTGGATGCCAATTATTTCTAAATCGTGGATTGTCTAAACCTTTATAATCTTGTTGCAAATCTTTAAAGAACAAATACCCTGGTATAGTAGAGGTGTTTGCTAATAAGTTAGCCTTGTATGTTACAGTATGATTTCCTAAATGGTTAAAGAATGTAGGCTCACTGTTAAATTTGCTTGTTTGATAAACAATGTTAGCACCTAAGTCGCTATCAAATGTTGTGGTCTTACTGCTTGTCTTATCTGTATTATAAGTAAACACAGGGCAACCAGTAAAGTTACTGAATGGGTATTTTGCAGGATCATCTACTTTTGTACCTGCTGAGTCATATAAATTAAATAGTGGTTCTTGATTAACTGCAATTTTTTGTTGTGCTTGTTTCCATGCTGTGCCAGTCCAAAAATAGTCTAATCCAATACTTGTACCTGTCACACTATAGACATGTCCATTTGTAACAATGAGATTACTCAGTGTTGTATCTTCTGTAAATGATATCAGGCCACTGTTATCTACTACTCTGTAAATTTTTTGTGAAATACTTTGTTCGTCTAGAGGGAAAATAATACTAGAGTTGGCTGTTGCTGATGCACTATTTACAGGAAAGCCTAAAGCCAGTCCTTCAATTTCTTCTTTCTTTTTATCTGATACTATATCAACTTTTGATATAAATGTATTACCCCAGTTATATAATTCTATATCTCTGTCAAATTCTAAAATAGGTCGTGTTGCTCTACGAGCCGATGTTGGTAGTGCAAATCCTGTAGTGTTATCTTTTAATGGTTCACGCAATTCGTTTACATGCCACCAGTAATTTAATCTACTCCATGGGTTTTTATTTTTAGCACCTTTTTCAACAACCATGTAGTCTGGATTGTCTTGAGTTGTTTCTGAACCCCATGGCGATGTTCCCCAGCCATTTTCAGTATCAATATTAAATTGGATTTGTGGATTTATATATGTAGCATGAAAATCATCTATTGCAAAGTTTTGATTCCATACAACTCCATCTGGCAAGTAAAAAGTTCCGCCACCGTCAACTTTAGCATATACCACATTACCTGTTCTCTGGGCAGTATTACCTAAGTATTTGACATTATTTGTAACAGCATCTCCAACTTTTAATTGTAAGTTGCCTAGCCACATTGATGAATTATCATGTGGTGCAGTAGTATCTGCTATGTTTCTCCAAGACTGTTTAAAGTCTCCGCCTGTTGCTGTGACATAATCACCTGGCAAGTTGGATTCTGAATAATATTGATTTAATACTGTCTGCGTATATGTAGATGCATTTGATTGCTCAAATGTGAAATCTGTATATTCTGCATAAGCAGATGTCGAATCTGCTGGTAAAAGTAATTCTATTGCTTCGCCTACACCTGTAACAACATAAGCGGTATCTACACTATAAGATGTACCTGTAGCATATGAGCCAGTAAATCTAACAACCATTTCATTTCTAAGTGTAGTTCCTGTTGGTGATGTAAAAGTCTTTAATCCTATAATGTTGTCTATATTAATTGATACACTAGCATTACCTGTGACTTCAGTGACTTCTGGACCTGTTGGGTACCAGTAGTAATCCTGATAATTAATTAATTTGTCAAAGTTAATTGGCGGTGCGTATGCATACTGATTTGTTTTGAAAAGCCTATCATGATTTTCTATTAATCCACCTTTGCTTCTTAAGTCATATAAAAAGTCTTCGTAGAAAGTATAGTTTGTTGGTTTACCTGTTGTTGAATTTACTGTGGTAACCACAGGATCAAAACTGTAATATTCTCTATTAGGTGCAGGCTGTTCTATAAAAACTGTATTACTAGTAATATCTCTAGGAGTTCCTATAAAGCCTTGTATGTTTTCTATATTTGATTTTGAGAACAACTGCTCAACGGTGCTTTCAAAGAAATTCTTATTAACACTCGTCTGGTGTTGTATTGGTAATAAGTCAAAATACTTGTTAGTCATTAGTAACCACTTCCACCTGATCCACCGCTACCACTACTGCCACTGCTACTGCTACTGCTTGTTGTACTTGACTTAGTGATTGCATTACCTTGAGTTTGTCTTAAGTTAGTTGCTGATAAACTCTTAACAACTTCAATGTTATCTACTGTTGCTGTTGAAAAGAATAGTTCATCTGAATCTGCTCTTACTTGATATAAGTCACCAAATATAGATTCTGATTTGCTAGGTACAATAACAACTGATGCTATTGCTTTACCTAACTCTTGGTGAATATATGCACTTAACTCTGAAAAATAAAATGTTTCTCCAAAGTCCCAATTTTCAACGTTAAAATATGTATCAATTAATGTTAGTACAGCACTTCTAATTTCTGCATCACTAGTTGTGCTACCTGGTAGTTTTACCACTTTAATTTTTGCTTGTAATTCAGTATCAGCATCATCGCCAAATAACAGTTTAAATTTGCCACTGCTATATACTAGTTGATCACTGACACTCTTAAATTCGTCTAGACCTGCAAATTCTTGTGCAAGTTGTTCTGCTGTTGGTGGTTTTGGCAAAGTTGTTGTTCCGCCATTTTTATAACTAATCATGTTTTGATAATATGATTTTGTTAGCATGAACATTTCTACCACATTACTGATACTAGGATCTATCCTAACATCACTTGGTGCAATGTGTTTCCATTCGAAAGAACAATTCCTTGGAGTTTCTTCTAATGTGTTTTGTTCAAAACTTCTACCAATCTTTACATTATATTGATTGTTTGCTGTTAGCACAATCATTTTTGGTGTAGTTACATCGTTTATTAATTCATATACTTTAGGTAATAATGATCTTGGAAATACTAATTTGTGATTTAGTTTACCTAAGTTGTTTTTTAAACTTGCTTCTGCTACAGAAAGATCTTTAACAATTATAAGATCAAAGTCTGTAAATGCAGTTTTGTTATCTGGGTCACTTCCAGGTGCAACTGTGTCTAATACAAAATCTACTGATATAGATGTTTCTGTTGCAAAGTTTAATATTTTAAATTTGGCTGGTCTTTCATAAGTGTATCCATCTAAATCTGTATACTGCTCAAAAAATACAAAATCTGTACTGCCAACAAACTGATCAAACAAGTCTGGATTATCTGGGAAGCCGTCGTAATCTGAATCAATTGGTTTAACAACAACCTTTGCCGGATCGGCAAACCCATCGCTATATCTGTAAGAATCTATTATTTCAAACTGTAATGGCTTGTCTAATGATTCTTTTACATTTTTATAAACTATTTCTAATTTGTCTGCATGTTTAAATCCATTCCATCTACTACTTAAACTATCAAAGTCAGAAATTTTAATGCTAGTATCTGATACTAAATCAATATGCCCTTCTGTTGCGGTGTCGCCTACTGCAAAGGATGTAGTTGTAGCATTACCTGTGTACGACTTGTAACTACTTGAACCAGTGTCATAATTTACATAAGCAATGTTTCCGTTTGCTCCGCCAGTTAATGTTGTGCCAAACTTACTTAATGGTATTGTAATACTGCTAGGTAGTGCTGAAAGTTTTGCACTATTTAATTTTACTACTGCTTTACCTGTTGTTGCTGAAATTGGATCAACTGCTATGGTTGTTGATACTGCCGGGACAAAATTGCCTTGGCTATAATCTGCTGAGCCTGATACTCCTGCTTCACCATTTATAAGTAGTCCAAAGTTACTAACAAATCTAACTTCTAAGTCTTTTGCTTTAGCATCTCTGCTTCTTAAAATAATTTCTGGACTATTGCCTACATTAGGTGTGTAGGTAGCATTTGTTGATTCTAATTGCCAACTGTCACTTATATCATCTAAATTTGTATCTACCCAATTATATGTTTCAATTAATTCTGGTTTAAAGTTTGCAGTAGTTAATGCTATTGTATCTTTTAATACTCGGCCTGTTTGTGAATCAAATGTTTTCTCATCACCTGAAAAATAAAACTTGATGTCTTTTAAACTTTCAAATATAAGCCTAGTACCACGAGATGTTACTGTATAATTAGATATACTTGTTGTACTTGTTGTACTATTATATTCAAATTTCATTAACCAACTTGCACCATTTGTGATAGTTGGTACAAAGTCTGCGTTTGCTTGTAGACTAGAGTTATCAATGATATACCAATGTGTACCATTTGCTGTACCTGGATTAAAATTATATCCTATACCAAAGTCTTCTTTGGCATCAATCCTGTTTTTAAATGCTGTTCCTATATCTGCTTCTAATAAAGCAGAGTTAAGTGTAGGGATAATCTCTACGGCTCTGTGAGCATTTTTAATTTCTTTGTTTAGTTTTACAACACCTTCTGTGACACTTAGTAAATTATTAGGCACACCGTTATTAGTAATGCCGGTAATTGTTGCAAGTTCTGAAATTGTTGGATCTGCTGGATCTTTAAATGTGATATATGATCCAGGCTGTATAATTCTATTATCGTTAGTGCTATTATTAAGTGTTGTTCTAGCACCGTTTTCAATTCTTGTGAAGTATCCAGTGTTGTTTTTATTTTTGCTAGGCTGAGTTACCCATGTAATATCTTTGTTATTTGCTGTTAAGTCAAATGCCAATGCATCTAATTCTTTGTGAAGTTTTCTATAGTCATCATATACAAAGTTCTGCAAGTTTGTATCTTTTGTGATGTTTGCTACATCTTCTTTTAATATTTGCAATATTGTTTTGCTTGAACCAAATGTCAAATAAGTTGATTTGTTTTCTTCATCTTTATATAATGCCCCGTCATCTGCAAATGATGTTACACTACTAAATCTTCCTGTTGGATCTTCGATATCAATATATCTACTATGTCCAGCATGTGTTCTATTTGTTGCTTTTAATTTTAATATGTTTACACTTTGGCTTAATGGAAATACATTATAGTCCTGAGCACTTACCATTCTATTTTGAGTGTAATATGTTTGCGGTGCTCTTCGCTTAATACTTGAAAGTGTCTCTGCGGCTGAGCCATTAGCAACTGTTGACTTTAATGACATTGTTAATTTTAAATTAAATTTTTCACCTTTGTTATTAAAGTAAGGTATTGATAAAGGAACTTCCTGCAAATTCTGTGGCCTTACAGTAACATTTTCTCCTAGACTTGTTCTGTAGTAAACTCTAAAAATGCCTGAAGGTATATTTGCAAAGTTCCCATCTGAGAATCTTACTCTTATACCGTCATCAAATAAATTGTCAATTGCATATACATTTCTTTCTTCTAAACTATTAGAGTTATATAATAATGTTTGCCCTTGCAGATTATTTACTTTTTTCCAACTTAGTTGTCTGACTGCATTTTCATCTAGTTGTTGTACAAAAACATCTGTTTCATTAATATTTGCTATTGCAAGATCTAAAATTCTATTTGGTAATGCTCTTTCAAATATGTAATCTTCAAAACTTAATGTTCCTTGTTTGAACATCATAAAGAATCCAGTGTACTCACTGCCAAGTCCTCTTTTATCATTTCTGTAACTTACACGCATTTGGCTGTAAATGTCTGGCTCTGCTTCTTTGAATACCCCATTTTCTATATTTGTACTAACAAATTCAATAGGTACACTAGTACCATTAATAGTTATAGAACTTGAAAATACTGGTGCTGTACCAATTTGATTATTTAAACCATATACCTGCGTTGAAATACCACCAACTGTTTCTTCTTTAATTGGTTTTGTAAATGGGTTGCTTAAAGAGAATGCACTATTTAATATTGTAATAAATTGATCAAAACTATTTGCGTTTGATGGGTCGTTCCAATCAATGGTAACATTTTGTAAACTTTCACCGGATGCATCTATGATAGGTTCATCTGTTTGCACACTTTCGATTTTAACCAATCCACTTGCTGGTATATTTCTTTTAGGTGCATACCCAAGCATGTCTGCTAATCTTAAAATACTATCTTTGCTTTCAGCAGTTGCTAAAAAGTTTTCTCTGGTATTAAGATCTGCTCTAAAAGCCAAACTCTGTGATAGATATGCTAATAATTCTACTATTGCTACAAATTCTGAACTTTCAATATAGTCATTAAATGACTCTGGATAGTTTTCCTTTATGTAATTCAGCATTGAAGTACGCATAGTACTAAAATCATATGCCTTAAAACTAACTTTGGTAAATGCCTGATAGGCTACTTCCCAGTCTTCTGCGGCGAATAGATTTTGATTTCTTGTACTAATTGCCATTATGCTTCTCCCTCAAACTCTCGTTCTAATCTCATTTCCAAGACATCTCTGCTTTGATCTACATTATACTCTAAATACAGTTCAACTTTTAATAAATGATCTGAATTTTCAATATTAACATCTAGTAGTTCTACTCTAGGATCATTTCCAACTATATTTCTGCATTCGTCTTCAACATCTTGCTTTGTTAAATTGTCAAATGGCTCCATCAGTACATCATGAATTATGCTACCATATTCGGGTCTCATGACTCTTTCCCCCTTACGAGTTAGGAAATGATTAAGTAAATCTTGCTTGACTAAATCTAAATCCGTTAATGTGTAAGGCGGTTTTTTCTTATTATCTGTACTGAATCCAATAAATGTTGCCATACATATATTTATCAGTATTATTAACGGATACTTTAATGATGGGTGTTTTTGAGTCGTTTACTATTATTGGGATTTGAGTTGCTGACTAGCCATGTTAATTACAGCGGCCTTCTGTGCATCAGACATGCCGTCTAGTGCTTTTTGAATTTGCTGTAAATCGGCTGGATCAGATGTAGCACCTTTTACCTGTGGTTGCCCACCTGCAGTTCCGCCACTATCTGGTAATGCTGATAACATTGCAATTTGTAAGAATATTTCTTTTTTAATGTTTGGATCTAGTTGAACAGGATTTTCATCTTTAAACATTTTTTGTATGCTAGGCTGACCTTTAAAGACCGGAAAGCCTGCCGCGGCTTGACCTTTAAGTAACTGTGATGTTTGCATAAAGTCTTTCAAGTGTTCTGTATTGAGGAAATTAGGATCTTGATCAGGGTATTTTCTGGCTAGCCATGTTGTAAATGCATCAGAAACTTTATTTGCGCCTTTCATAGCATCTTGTTGCACTTTACCTTTTAAGGCTTTATTATGCATCTTAGTACTACCCATTTTACCTAAAGCAGTTCTACCCATATTTGCAACTGCGGCTTTTCCTCTAGACAAAAGTCCAAATTCTTTTTCGTTTATGATCTCTTCAATTAACATGATTATTATCTCCTGCCAGTTATTTATCTCTTTGATGTAATGATTGTTATAATTACAAGTACAACTATTAACAAGAGGTTACTATGAAATATGTTTTAGTCGTTGCATTAGCGGACGAACTTGAAGGCTTACAAGGTGATTATAATACTGTGATTACTGGTGTAGGCAAAATTAATGCCACATTGGCTCTGACAAAATATTTAACAGAAAATCCAGATACAGAAATGGTAATAAACTATGGTACTGCTGGAGGCATTGATCCTAATATGAAAGGCATGCTACATATTGGTAAATTTGTTCAGTCTGATATGGATTGTAGAGAGTTTGGCTTTGCACAATATCAAACACCTTTTGAAACAAATACACACGAAATAGTGGTTGACGATAAGGCGTTTACATGTTATACTCAAGACAAGTTTGCTACAACTCAACCTGAAGGTTATTGTAATGTAGTTGATATGGAGGCGTATGCACTTGCAAAAGTGTGTATGCATTTTGGAGTAGACTTCAAATGTATGAAGTTTATAAGTGATATAATTGGACAAGGAGATCAGACATCTGACTGGGAGGCCAATAAGGCCCTAGGTGTAGAAATGTTTGAATCAGGTTTTAAAGACCTAATAGGAGAAAAATAAAATGGAAAAATTTCTATACGATAATATCGTAAAAATTGCAATGGTAATAACATTGCCGCTATGGACAGCATTTGCTCTAGCAGAAGATATAGAAGAAGTAATTGTAGTGGCTCAGCAAGTTGAAACCACAGAAGCAGATCCTTTAACATCTACTACAATAGTAGAAAGTATACTACCATCGTTTACTTGGACAGCAGGAGGCACTGGTGCCTTTCAAGGTTACAATGAACGTGGTGCTCAAACTGTACACACCGCAGTATATAAAAATGGCATACCTGCAAATACACCAGGGTCTGCTTGGTATGACTTTGGACACGAAATTGTAAGTGGTCAAAGTGTAAAAGTTATTTCAGGTGCTAACGGTGTCATGTATGGCTCCGGTAGTATTGCTGGTACAGTATTAATTGAGGATACTATCGAAAGAAGTATCACATCAAAATTAGGTAGCAATCAAGAAAAGTATATTAGTGTTGCTCCTACATCATGGTTTCAGTACACAGACTACACAACCGACCAACAAGCAAGAAACGACAACACAGAAAGCGACACATACGAAAATCAAAGTGCCAAAATTATTGCTGATGCTGGCGACTTTACATTTATTGTGAGTGCTACAGATTACTCATACGATTATGATAATTGTTATACTGCTAGTTTCAGTCAAAGCAATGATTGTTTACAAGACGGTGAAAAATTCACAGTCAGTATTAGAAATGAATATTTTACTATTGGTAGAACAGAAGACAAAGCAGAATACTACACAGAAGGTGTTAGCACATATCAAAACGAAAGTAGTAGAGATTATTTCAGAGCAGGTGATACAGTAGACCTGTCTAATTTATTACAAGTAACATACGGTGTTGATGGCAGTAAAGATCAATACAACGAACATAGTCAAGATAACTACGGTGCTTTCTTAAGCATAAATGCCGAATTTGCCCTAAAGTATAACTTTGGATTCAGAGTAGGCAATGCTGATCAAAATGCACTAAGGCTAGGTATCGAAAGCGGACAGTTCTTTATGAATGTTGGTACAAGTTTTAGACGTCCTAATTTATACGAAGTACATGGCGACAGTTGGGTAAGTGCTAATGAAGATTTACTACCAGAAGAAGGTACCGGTTACGAAATAGGTTTTGGTGCTATTAGTTTATTCATGTATGATTTTGAAGAAGCCATTGAATATGCAAGTGGATATACTACTACTAACATTATTGCGCCTGCAACTTATGATGCTGATGGCAATCTTTTAACTGAAGAAGTTACAGAAGATGTTTACACACCAGCGGCGTATTACAACACAGGCAGTTACTCTACGCAAGGGGTTAGGTTTGCTAATACATGGGGTCCTGTAAGTATTGTACTTAAAGTAAACGACACAGAACAAGTTAGAATACCAGAATATGTTGCTGTAATAACTTGGCAACAAACATTTAAAGGTGTTGACTACAGAATTAAATATGCTGGACAGTTTGATAGAGCACCAGGGCAGTATGATTTCTTACCTGAAGGACAAGAATTCTTAGACGACTTAAAAAAACTTAATATCTATGTTGGTAAACAGTTTGCATCTGGTGTCAACTTAAACTTTACAATAGATAATGTTACTGATGAAGAAGTAGAGGTACTGCCTTTCTATAATACACAAGGCAGAGAATACAGATTGGCGTTGACTTATAAGTGGTAAATTTATCACTATTATAAGCAATTAAAACTCATTTAGTGTAAATAATTTTAGGTAAACATTAAAATCAAAGGACCATATGAAAACCGATAAAATTATCAAAAGAATAGTTGCAACATTTAAAGAATTAGAATCAAAGGCTACTGAAATGAATTCCGCAGGAGGTATAAATTTTATACACCCAATGGTACAAAGAGACCGACGCGGTAAGTTTGATAGCCTTGGATTTTATAATTCAAAAACTAAAAGATATGCTCTAGTTTTTATTAGAGATTATATTGCTAGAAATGTAGAACACATTCCAGAACTAGATGACATGAGAAGAGTCATTACTAGCAAATGACCGAATCATTAACAAAACAATTTACTAACGACACGTTAGAAGAGGAACTTAGAGTTATGCTCGTTGAGAAAAACAACGAGTGTAACATGCTAAGAGAACATATTAAAATGCTTGAAAAAAGTGTTGCTGATGAACAGGAACAAAAATATAGAGCATTAGTTAAAAGTGCAGATCTGCAACTTGAATTAAATAAATTAGATACTACTAAATAGACTTACTTCAGCAACACGCCTATCAAAAAGCATGTTACTGACACCCATACCTTTTTGCTTTACTACTTCTGCAAATTCCATAAAGTAAGTAGCACACTGATAGTCGCCTGTGTTTAGGCACTTAACTATTTTGCTTGTTGCAAATTTATTATGACCAATGTCATATGCTAATGAAATTAATGCAACAAATTGATTATGAGTAAGTGGTACTTTTATTTTATCTGTGACAGTATTATATGCTGTACTAATATCTAATTGAAGTAATCTGTCAATGAACTCTGGTTTTGCACCATTGATAAAACTATAAACATAATAGTTTTCCATTTCATTGTAAACTGCAATTGGTTTATTTGCAACATCAAAATCTATAACACCATTCTTAAATAACGACGAGCCTTTTAAGTAAGGATGATTCATTCTAATAGTTTTTGCTACTCTAGGATCTTCTAAAGGCAAAATTCCATTATCATTAAATGCTATCATCATATTAGATATTTCTGATTGTTGCAACTTATGTGAAAAACCAATGTATGTTTCGCTTGTTAATTCAGTTGGTATAATATAAGATTTATAATTGCTCACAATAAATTCTTTTGCGTGAAATAATACTTTGGTAGTAGTATGATTATTTACAGACTGAAACTTAGGTGTCTTTCCGTCTATCTTAAAATACACAGGCATTAAGGGATCAGTGCCTTCATAATTTACACCAGTGTATGAACCTTGCGGAGAATAATAATCCAATGGCGAAACATCGCCAGGATCTACTTGACCTATTGCCAAATTATCTATGTAGGCCATTACTTTTTACTCCTAGAAGGACTTGGTTCAATACCAACCCACCTAGAAATAATTGTATTGAGTTTTGTATCAAACATCAGCAATGGTGTAGGTATTTTGTCTTGTACTGTTCGTTTAGGATAGCCAGGTGTTA